AAAAATTGGAGGACAAACTGGCGCCACCACAAATAGTATGTTTTTGATACCACCTTCTTTGTTTGATATTGAATTTTATGTTAATGGCCAACGTTCAGAATATTTACCAAGATATGGTCGTTGTATTTTGGATAATGTAGATGTAAATCATGCTCCAAATGGGTTTGCCGCTTACGATGATGGTTCAATGGTACAAACGACATTAGAATTAGCATTCAAAGAAATGGATATTCTCACAAGAGATAGTTTCGATGATTCAATTAATCCAAGAAGGTAAATATGTTATATTTCGATACTTTTCCTTTAGTTGTTGCTTCAGATTATAAAAATAATGCTATTCTACTCACCAATCTTATGGCCAGAGTAGAAATTATACCATCATTACTTAGAAATCCATTATTATTTTATTCATATGATTTGAAAGATAGTGATAGGCCTGATATACTAGCAAACAAATACTATGATGATTCAAATAAGTATTGGATGATTTTTTATGCCAATGAAATTATTGATCCATTATATGATTGGCCTTTAGATTCTCATCAATTTAATGATTATCTAAAAAACAAATATAGTGAAGCCGCCGGCGGAGATGCATTTGTTCTTGCATATATCTCAAGTACAATACAAGAATATAGAAAAATAATTACAACTTATGATAGCACATCATTAGAAACAACAATAAAAACCGTTGTAGTTGATTTGACTACATATAATAGTATAACAGCCGCATCAACCACACAAACATTTAGTTCTGGTGCTTCTGTAACTAGAACATTATCAAAATCAGCCGTCAGTATCTATGATTATGAAATAGAATTAAATGAAGCAAAACAAAGCATTAAATTAATTAATTCAGCTTATAGTAATCAACTTGAAAATGATTTAAAAACATTAATGGCGCAATAAAATGGTAGGTATAAAAAATTCAAAAGATTATGCACTAACAAATCTTACGTTATTATCTTCGGTAGGATCATTGGATTTAAAAAATACTTTTGAAGAAATATCCTATAATGAAGATTTGTTTAATAATTCATTGTCTGGTTATGTGTATGTAATTGAATCTTCGGGGCTTATTGAAACTGCAGCAATGAATGGCACCGAATTTCTTAGATTAACTTTTAGTAAGTTTGGTGATAGTAATAATCAAATTGATAAATTATTTCGTGTTTATAAAGTAGGTAAAAGAAAACTTGAAGGTACGATGTATAAAGAATCGTATGTTATTTATTTTTGTTCGGAAGAATTGTTATTGTCGGAACAATATAAAATAAGTAAACGATATAAAGATTCTTTAATTTCTGATATTGTGTCGGATGTTCTCACTAATTATTTGAAAGTGCCAGCCAATAAAAGTGGCACAATAGAAGCTACTTATGGTAAATATGATTTTATTATACCCACATTAAAACCATTTGATGCCATTAATTTTGTAACTAATTATGCAAGACCAAACCCACAAAATCCTGGTGCTGATATGTTATTTTATGAAGATAAGAATGGGTTTCAATATAGGTCATTACAAAGTTTGATGAAGCAACAGTCATATTATACTTACACATACAAACCAAAGAATATCGATAGTAGAGATTTAAATACTGATACACATAATGTATTGACATATGAATTCTTAGATTCTTTTGATACATTAAACGGTATTACTTCTGGTACATTCGCCAACCAATTAATATCTCTTAATCCATTAACACGGACAAAGAAAGTAACTAATTTTGATTATACAGTTTATAGCCGGCAGGCTAAATTGTTAAATTCACATGGTATTATTGATGATTCAACAAATAGAAAAGGTGATAATTTAGGTCAAGCTTCACAATCAATGTTGAAATTAGTATTTTCTAATTTTGATAGTGACAGTAATTCATATGTTGCTGGAGTTCCAGGTGCATCAGGAAATGATATATATGCTGAGACATTCATACCTTATAGAACAGCACAACTAGGATTGGCCAATTATACTAGATTGAGAATATCTGTACCAGGTGATTGTAATTTAACTGTAGGTCGTGTTCTCACATTTAATTTATCATCAAGAAACCTAGCAAATAAAGGAGCTCTCGATAAATATTACTCCGGTAATTACTTTATTACTGGTGTTAGACACTTAATTGATTTAACTTCATTTAGAACCATATTAGAAATAACAAAAGAAAGTGTACCAAGTGCCTACCCAGCAAATAATAATAAATCTCCTTTGTGGTCTAATACAATAAAAGGAATTATATAATGAGTAAAGCTGTAAATAACCATAATTTCGCCGGTCTTAATGGTTTTGTCTGGTGGATGGGTAAAATTGTAAATCGTTTTGATGATTTGGGATTAGGTCGTTGCCAAGTAAGAATATACGGTTGGTATGGAGATGATATTCCTGATGAAGATTTACCTTGGGCTTTTCCAATGAACCCAATAAACAATACAAGGCATTTTGAAGCTCCATCATTAGGTGAATGGGTTGTTGGGTTTTTTATAGATAGTGAAGCCGGACAATCTCCTATCATGATGGGTGTTATACCTGGCATTAAAAGAGATAATGATTACGAATAAAGGATAAAAAATGGCAGCGTTCACAGTAAAAGTACCTACCATGGTAGGTGTTCCAGGAAGAAATGGAAGATTAAAAGAACCAAATCCACCAAAGATTGTAGCGGAAGCTGATGCAATAATAGCTGGGTTTCCAACAGTTCCACAATTAGCTAGAGGCTCAATTGCAAATACTTCAATTGCACTATCAAATGCTGATATATGGCACATTTGTGATCCAAAATCACGAATTGCTTTTACATTGGCAACAAAAAATGCTGAATTAAACCAAGCTATACAAGAAATCAGAGATAAAATTGTAACAGCAATAGTTGGTGATGGAACAAGTCCTGTTATAACTGCAATTAAACAATTTGTAAAAGATGCTTTAGCAGTTTTAAAAGTAATTAGTAATGTATTAACTTATATCAATGAACAAATCAAAGCAGCAAAAGACTTAATTGTTGAAGTAAATTTTTTCGTTAATGTTGTTAAAAGTTTACCACAAAGAGTTGCAGCTACTTTGACACAATGTTTAGTTTTATTACAAAATGCTTTGAAAAAAGCAACAACATTTGCGGCAGGTCCTGAACTGACACAATTGATAACAACAACAAACAATATTATTCAACAATCAAATCAAGCTGTGACTGGTGTTAAAGGGTTAAGCACAGATTTGAATGGATTACAGTCAAATTTAGCATCCGTTCCTTCTGCATTATCAAAAGGAGTCGCTTCTGCTTCAACAACACTCACATCAAGTTTAAATAGTTTCACAGGTAATATCTCAAATATATCAACCGCAATAACCGATGGCAATGGAACACCACTTGTTCAAATAAGTAAATCGAGACCTTAATCATGCCAGATAATATTTTTGGAAGTACATGGACTACATCAGCAAACACACAAGTAGGATCATACCCATATATTAACCTATCTCAAACTGAGGCAGGCCATATGGATATGAAGGATGACACACCCGGTAATGAATCTATGCGGCGCCAGCATGGTACATCAGGCACATATCAACATTGGTATCATAATGGTGATGCTGATGCTGTAGTTAAAGGTAATAATTTTACAGTTATCGTAAAAGATAATAATGTTTCAATCCGTGGAGTTTGTAATATTGAAGTGTATCAGGATTGTAAACTTACTGTTCATGGAGATATGATATCGGAAATAGATGGAAGTTTAAAAGCAAGTGTCGGTGGAAAATCTCATATACATACTGCAGGTAGAGTAGATTTATCAAGTGATGGTGATATTAATATCAGCGCTGGTTCTGGAGATACATTAACTGGACTTGGCGGTGGTACTATATTTTTAAACAGCCCAGCCGATGTAGTTGTTAGTGGTGACCTTCGTGTACAAGGCGCAATCACAGCTAGTTCAATATCTTCTAAAACAAATGTTACTGCTGGATTCAAAGTTTTTGCTACTGGTGGATTAGAAACATTAGGAGGCCTTAATGTTGGTCTTGTAACTCCTGGACCAATAGTTCCTCCAGGCGTTATAACAGCAATAACATCAATCGAAGCACCTTTAGCAACTTTTGGTATTATGGGTTCAATTTTAATGTCTGATGTAATCAATACATCAATATATGATTTTCATACTCATCCTGCACCAAAAGGTTCTACAGGAATACCATTTGTACCTTTCTTTGGAGTTTAAATTATGTATGTAAGCAATACAGCAGGTGTGTACGCAACATTAGGTTACAATTTTAGTGACCCTAATGGTGATGTAGTTGATTTATCAGCAAACACACAATCTCATATGAATTCAATGCCAGCTTTGATTAATAGTTGGCAGGCAGCAGATGTTACAAATAATAGTGTTAATGGTTATTACAAAAATCCTGTTGCTAACTCTGTTCAAAATATATGGAACACTGCAAATTCTATTATAGCTTTGACGGCCAACACATCAAATTTAAATACTTCAATCTATATTACGGCAACCGCTTTGGCTGTCACATCCAATTCTTTCATAATACATACGAATAGAATATCAAATGTTGAACCATTCACAGGCCAAGAGGTTATTGTACCTTTTTATACCACGGCCGTAGCATTAGGTAGAACAGCATTGTATATTACCAATCAAACTGACGGCATTATTAATAATTCACCAATGTTGGGTAGTTTTACTAGTATTTTAGTGGGTCCACAAATAAGTTCAAATGCTAATACAATCAATGCTTATGTAAATTTAATATCTGCAAGTATTGATCCTATAGCAAATACATCAAATTTAACAAATGCACAAATTACTCAAATTAATAGTGATTTATCTACTGCCAATACATTAATGTCGGATAGAAGAAGTGCGGATTTTACATATTTCACTAATTTACAAACTTTTGTGAATAATTACAATGCCGTAAAAGCCATTGGTAATATGGGAGAAACAGAAAAGTATTTGGCAAACAATTTCATAGGAACAGCAAAACTCATTACAAGAATTAATTCCTAAAAGCACATAAATAAAGAATGGCAAACTTACAAAAAATATATTCTGATTTAGATTTAACTTTTAGAAGGTTACCTGTAACCAATGATGTTGCTTTAAGTTATGATGAACAAGCTGTGGTTCGTTCTGTTAGGAATTTACTATTGACTGGTTTCTATGAGAGACCATTTCAACCAAATTTAGGCTCAAATTTAAATAAATTGTTATTTGAACCTGCTGACCAGATAACTTCAAATTTAATTGAAGGTGAAGTTAGAAATGTAATTTCTAATTTTGAACCAAGAGTTACAGTTAATTCAATCAATGTGACGATATCACCAGATGAAAATTCATTTAATTTAAGTATGACTTTTTTTGTGGGTAACAACACAAGAGCAACCACAGTCACTTTACTTCTTCAAAGGTCAAGGTAATGGCTTCAAATACAAATATAAACATCACACAATTAGATTTTAGTTCAATTAAATCTAATTTTATCACTTATTTACAATCTCAAGACACATTTAAAGATTACAACTTTGAAGGTTCGGCAATGTCCGTTCTTTTAGATGTTTTGGCATACAATACACAATACAATGCTTATTATTTGAATATGGTCGCCAATGAAATGTTTCTAGATTCAGCATTACAAAGAAGTTCTGTTATTTCTCATGCCAAATTGTTAAATTATACACCAAAATCTGCTATCGCTCCTTCAGCCGAGATATCTTTGACCTTTAGTGGTACAGCCAATGCAGCCTTTACACTACCTAAATTTACTAATTTTACATCTGAAGCAATTGACGGTGTAAACTATAACTTTGTGACAGTAGATTCCGAAACAGTTAATGCAACAAATAACACAGCAACATTCAATAATATTATAATTAAACAAGGTGTTCCATCTTCATATAGTTATACGGTTAATGGTACCACTAATCCTTCATATAAATTTGAAATACCTGATGCAACAATTGATACAACAACTATTGAAATTTCTGTACAAGTTTCATCATCAAACGCTTCATCTACTGTATATAATTCAGCATCAAATTATTTAACTCTAGATTCAACCTCTACTGTATATTTTTTACAAGAGTCTTTGAATGGAAACTATGAAGTATACTTTGGTGATGGTATTATAGGAAAATTATTATCAGACGGTAATATAGTTAATATTTCTTATGTCGCAACCGATGGAACACTAGCTGCTGGTGCCAACAACTTTCTATTGATGGATTCTATAGCAGGATACACAACACTACAAATATTCCCTGTAGTTCCAGCATCTGACGGTGGAGATAAAGAAGGCATTGATTCTATTAAATTTCAAGCACCAAAGGCTTTCTCAGCACAAAGTCGTGCAGTAAGCAAAAACGATTATATTACTGCTATTCAGCAGAATTCATTAGGATATTCATTTGATGCTGTCAATGTTTGGGGTGGAGAAGAAAATATTCCAGTAGTATATGGTCAAGTATTTGTTTGTTTAAAACCATCAGGTAGTTATAATCTAACTCAAACACAAAAACAAAGATTGATTACTGAAGTAATTAAACCTATTTCAGTATTGACTGTTGTACCAGTTATAGTTGATCCAGACTACACATACATTCAAGTAAATGCTTCGGTTTTTTATTCAGCAGAGAATACAAATTTAACATCTGCACAATTAACATCTGGAGTAATTTCAGCAATTCAGACTTGGGGCAATGGTGCTTTAAACACTTTTAATTCAACTTTCAATTCATATGATTTACTATCAACAATTCAAAATTATAATCAATCAATAGTTAGTAGTGAATTTAATGTTAAATTACAGAAAAAGTTTTTACCAAATTTAAGTGGTGGTACTACATACAAATTATATTATAATACTCCTATAGAAATAGGTAAATTTGGTAGTGGTATAACCAGTTATCCTGATTTACAATACAGAGACCCAACTAATCTAACTACAATTATTGATGGTATTTACATTGAAGAAGTGCCATCATCAACATATGGCGTTGATACAATTGATGTTATTAATCCAGGTTATGGTTATCAATCAACTCCAACAGTTACTATTTTAGGTGATGGTTCTGGTGCTACTGCTACAGCCTCTGTTGTAAACGGAAGTATTTCAAAAATTACAGTAGTCAATTCAGGTAATAATTATACACAAGCAATTGCAACTATAACGCCCGCATCTGGAGACACAACAGGACAATTAGGAGCTGTTGTTGTTAATTTGCAAGGTAGGTTTGGTACATTAAGAACGTACTATAATAATGCAAGTCAAGTTAAAACAATATTCAATCCTAATATTGGTACAGTTGATTATCAAAATGGCATTATAACATTAAATAACTTCAATCCTTATGGTGTTAATGATCCACTAGGGCAATTAACAATCTCAGTCACACCAACTACGAACATTATATCATCTTCATACAATAGAATTATTACTATTGATCCATTTGATTCAAATGCTATTAAGGTTAAAGTTACAGCTAAAATAACTACATGATACCTAACGGACATAAAACCTCAATATTAGTACCGTCACAGTTACCTGAATTTATTCGGGATAATCCTGACTATGAAAATTTTGTATTGTTTTTGCAAGCTTATTATGAATGGATGGAGTTACCAAACACATCCAATTCATTAATTACTACAGCAAGTACACAACAAGGTGTAACTCATGCGGCTAAGAATCTATTGAATTACCGTGATATTGATGAAACCATTGATACATTTACTTCACATTTCTATAATGAATTTATTTCTTATTTTCCTAATGAAATCTTAGCTGACAAAGACAAAGTAATTAAATTAGCAAAACAATTATATCAATCAAAAGGTACTCCAGCTTCATTTCAATTCTTTTTTAGAACACTATACAATTCTGAGGTAGACTTCTTTTATACTAAAGATGCTGTATTAAAAGCCTCTGCTGGTAAATGGTATATTTCTAAAAGTTTAAAATTAGGTTCATCAGATTTAAATTTTTTATCAACAAATAATCTAAGAGTTTTTGGTGAGACAACAAAATCAATTGCCACAATTGAAAATTCTGTATTATCTAAAAATAAAATTGAAGTATTCATTTCAGATATTCAAAGATTATTTCAATCTGGCGAGACAATTCGTGTAGTTGATGGTAATAATCAAGATGTTTATTTTAAAGATAACGAAATAGTATCATCAAATACAGCTGGCGCTAAAGTATTGAGTGCAAAACTTGTTGGACAAATAAGTCAAATAAGAATTAGTTCTGACCAAGATAGGAGAGGTTTATTTTATGAAGGTGCTAACACATTATTAAATTATCCTGGTGATCCAGTAATTGTTTTTGGTGGATTAAATGATGTTGATGGAATTGGTGCTTCAGCAACAGTTGGTGAAACAACCAAAGGTTCTATAAAAAGAATTTTAATTGCAAATAGTAGTGGAGTTTTACTTGGTGGATTTGGTTATTCACAAGCAAGTACCACTACAGCCAATAATGGTATAATTAATATTACTGGAAGTAGTGGTGCTACAGCTGAAATTGCTGGTATAAACACATCTACTATTTTTGTTGGCAACTCTTTTTATAATCCTATTTCAAATATAAGTTTTATACCAACAGATAGAATTGGTTCAAAAACAGGAGGTAATCCTTCAGTTGAAGAAGCTCAATATCTATTTGATACTTCTAATGGTTTTATATTAGGTTCTGGAGTAAGTTTAGGTTTGGCCTTTGCAAACAATACGGAATATACTTCAAATGCGAATGTAAGTTATGGTTTTGCTAATCTAGCTATGTCAAATGCAAACACCACATTAGCCAATTCATTGTCTTTTGCACCGGCATTCAATACTTACCCCATTTCTTCTGTAGTTGTTACAAACCAAGGTGGTGGTATAAAAACTATACCAACTATTACAGCACAATCCTTATATAGAAGTCAAGATGCAGTATCTAAAGGTGATTTAGGTGCTTTAGGTATTCTTGGTCCTATTAAAATTGATACAAAAGGCACAGGTTATGGTGTTGGTAATGTGATAAACATCATTGGTGGTTCAGGTTATGGTGCTTTTGCAAATGTAATTACTGTTGCTGCCAATGGAGCAATTCTAAATGTCGCTTATGTTTATCCAACAACAACAACTGTACGACATCCATTGGGTGGTATGGGTTATAGACTTGATGCTTTACCCACACTTACTATTACATCTGCTAGTGGTGTAAACGCTGCATTGTCTGTTACAGGTATTGTTGGCCAAGGAGCTGCATTTATTGCAGAACCTGATAGAGTTGGTTCTATAACATCAATCAACATTTCTGATTTTGGTGAAGATTATATTGCTCAGCCAAATGTTTCTTTTAAGGTACATGATATTGTTGTAACAAATATTAGTCCAGGCAATGCTCCAGAAAGAGGAGATTTAATTTATCAAGGTGCCAGTACTACTTCAGCAACATATTTGTCTACTGTAGACTCATTAACATTAATTCTAAATGATGTGGATCCAACAGCTTCATTATATATACTAAGAGCTTTTAACTATAGTTCTGTACCTAATATTGCTCAGCCAATTTTAGCTAATAATGAATCGTATTCTTTAACTATAACCAATAGTTATGAAACCACGATAAAAGCACAATATGCTGGTATTAATAGTCAAAGATACGCTAACGGAGTTATTACATATGGTGATGGTACCGCAACAGGTACTGCAACATTCTTAAATGGTTTAACATTAGGTGCTGGACAATACTTAGATTCTTCAGGTCAGCCTAGTTCTTTTGATGTGTTACAGAATGAAATTTATAACAATTTCACATATCAAATTACACTAGAAAAAGAGATTGCCAAATATAGAACTGCACTATTAAATCTATTACATCCTACTGGTATGAAAGTTATCGGCAGGTACGCAATGAAAGCCGATGAATCATTTGATGTAACCATTTCAGATGCTTTACAGACAGGTAATACCTTATTTTATTTTACAGCCAATGCCAATTCAGCCGTAACAATAAGTTCCAATGGAGATTTTGCTCAAACAAGCACAAACATTGTTCGTTTTACCAGTTTATCAGGAGCCAATTTAGAAAATATATTTACCACAAACACTACAATTTCTTTTGCAAACCAAACCAACGATTCCAACGATTCTTTTTATGGTGTAGTTAATACGGTAAGTAATACTACAAGTACAGTAACATTAAAGAATAATGTTTGGTTGAGTATGATAAATGTAGCAAGAGGAGTTGCAGTCTCTGGATCCAACACTATAAATATATCAAATGTTTATACTTCATCATACAATCTATTTAATAATGGAAATTATAGTTCTAACAATCCAATAGTTGATATTATTCAAGTTGGAGATTTCATTAAATTAAACAATGAGGTAAAATTGGTAACAAATGTTAATTACACAAGTAATAACAAAATATTAACTTTGGCAAACAACTTTACATACAGCAATACTGGAAATATAAGTGTAAACAAAGTATTTACAACTAAAGCTGCAAATGTTCAAATAATTAAAATCACATCAGCAGGTTATACTTAATAAATAGAATATGGCAAATCAAAATCTACTTACTTACGGCTTTAATGTTTCTCAAATAAAACAAGATTATTATTCACCAAGTCTTGTTTTATCTGGTACCACTTCGCCTACAGAATCAATCTATTGTTTTTTGTCTCAAATTATTCCTTGGGCTGATGATAATAATCCAGATGTTCCAATACAAACGCAAAAATATATTAAGAGTGTGTTTAATTCGATGTTTGTGGCAAAAAAAATCTCAACAAATAATATAACTCCTGTAGCTCAAAGAATAGATTGGACAGCAAATACAAACTATTCTTACTACCGTGATGATGTTGATATGTTTGCTACGTCAAATACAACAGGCCTTTTAGTTAAGAATTTTTATGTGAAGAATAGATATGACCAAGTATTTAAGTGTTTAGCAAATAATAATGGCGGACTTTCTAATACAGAACCTTTTTTTCAACCAGGAACATATAATACGAATCAAGTTTTTACTAGTGGTGTAGATGGTTATAAGTGGAAATATATTTACACAATAGATATTGGTACAAAAACAAAATTTATGGATCAAACTTGGATGCCTGTACCAGTTGGTTCACAAACTCCGAATAGTTCAGCTACAGCTGGTAGAGGTAGTATTGATGCCATTATACTTACCAACGGTGGTACTAACTATGAGCCTTCAAATACCATAATAACAATTACTGGTGATGGTAGTGGTGCTACTGCTAATTTAACAATCTCTAGTGGTGTTATCACCGATGTTAATATATTCAATCCAGGGTCAAATTATACATACGCCAACGTGTCTATCACATCTGCTAACACACAGGCTTCAAATGCTGCGGCGTTTGCACCTGTGTCTCCTGTAGGGGGCCACGGATATGATCCTGTTTCTGAATTGGGTTGTAGCCACATTATGTATACTGTAGAATTCAATTCGTCCGAAGAATCGAGTGGTATTGAATATGTTCCAACCGATATTGATTATCGCCAAGTTGGTTTATTAATTAATCCAATGTCTTCCGATACTTTCCCAGCATTTGCTAATGCAGCAATATATGATTTAAGTACACAAATAACTGTTGCTTCTGGTTTTGGTGTGTATTCACAAGATGAAATTGTGACTCAAACAGATATCAATGCGGCTTCACCAACATTTGGTCAAGTTGTTTTTACTGGTACAGTATTAAGTTTCAATACATCAACCAATGTAATTAAGCTGATAAATACTAGTGGAACACCGGTAACAAGTTCGTCAATTCAAGGACTAACTTCAGGGGCTACAAGAACTTTATTATCATCAACTTCACCAAAGTTCATGAAATTTTCAGGATACATAGCATATATTCAGAATAGAAGTGCTATACAAAGAAGCGCTGACGGAATAGAACAATTTAAATTTGTACTAGGATACTAAAGGAATAAAATGGCATTAAATTTTAACGTTGACCCATACTACGATGACTTTGACCCGTCAAAAAACTTTCATCGAATCCTTTTTAAAT